GTCAGTACACAAGCCATGAGTGGCAGTCGTTCCTGAAATCACACGGCCTGGAGGGCAGCATGAGCCGTCGCGGTAACTGCCATGATAATGCGGTTGCAGAAAGCTTTTTCCAGTTGTTGAAACGCGAACGGATAAAGAAAAAGAGCTACGGAACGCGGGAAGAAGCCCGCAGCGATATTTTTGATTACATCGAAATGTTTTATAACAGTAAGCGTCGGCATGGTTCCAGCGATCAGATGTCACCGACAGAATATGAAAACCAGTATTATCAACGGCTAGGAAGTGTCTAGATTATCCGTGGCGATTCATTCATTACCACCAATGATGGAGCCAGCGAATCAATTAAAAAACTGATTGATGTCGGCTATAGCTATGATGAAGCGAGGAAAGAGGTTGAAAAATACAAAAACACGGGCAATTTCACTGCGCTGAATGCTGACATTGACGCTCATCGACGAGAGATTCTTAAGATCGGTGACGCGTGGTCAGAAGCCGCTATAAAGGAGAAGAACAAGTATACAGGTTCAAATCTCGGCAAGCAGAACGTCGCGCTTGGCGGTGGTATTGATTATGGGCTGAAATTCATTGAGCAGGGAATTGACCTGCAAAAAACGATGAACCAGCTGACAATTGATGGCAATAAAGCAGTCGCAGACTCAGTTGACTGGATCAATAAAACGTGGGAATCAACCGATCGCGTTGCAGGAGCAGAGGCAAGGCTTAAAGAGGCTCGAGAGCAGTCAAGAAAAATTGCTTTCTCTGGAGATAAAGAGGCAATTGCAAACGCGCAGCAGCTCATCGCATTGCGCCAGCGTGAGGTTGAGGAAGCAAAAAAACAACGGGACAAAAAAGACTCGCCAAAAGCGACTGCTGTTAAAGTTGACGCAGGTGATCGTACCATCGAGAACTATCAGGCGCAGTCCAGAACGTTGACGCAGACCCTCGAAACGCTACGTCAAACTGGTGATACTCAGGTCAGAAATACCGAACTCAGCAAACAGCAGTCACGCTTTGCTGAATTGGATGAGGCAGCCAAAACCCGTGCGCTGACTTCTCAGGAGAAATCTCTGCTGTCGAGCCGTGAGGCCATTCTGAATGCCGCTAAAGTGGTGGATCAGAAGAACAAGGAAGTTGAAGCGCAGCAGAAGATTAACGGATTGGCACAGCAGGCGAATAAATACGCCACCCAGATGTCGGAAAAGACGGCTGCTTTACGCGATAGCGCGGGTATGAGTAGTCGCCAAAGGCAGCGCATGATGGAAGAGGCGCAGCTACGCCAGGGCTGGCTCAATGGTGGAGGTAAACTTGAGGATGCCGGGTATGAAAAAGAACTGGCAGCTCTCAGGAAATATTACGCCGAAGAGGACAAATTACGCGGCGACTGGAAATCTGGGGCTGTGGCTGGATGGAATGAATATCTGGACGCCGCTACCAACACCTATGACGCCGTTAAGAATGTGGCCAGTTCCACACTGACAGGTCTATCTGACATGCTCACCGAACTCATGACAACCGGAACCGCTTCGGTTAAAGAGTTCGGGAAGTCTATGTTGAAGATGATTCTTCAGATAACCAATCAACTCTTGGTTGCCTATGCAGTTCAGGCTGCGATGGGTTGGATAAACGGTGGCTCTGGTGCTTCGGCGGGCGCTGGGCAATCCTTCGCTGTCCCTTCGTTTACCCCTAATGCCAAAGGTGGCGTATATGATTCACCGGGCCTCAGTAAGTACGTCAATGGGGTATACGACTCTCCTCAGTATTTCACCTTCCAGGGCGCATCGAAGTTTGCGAAAGGCGGTGTTTTCGCAGAGGCTGGTGAAGAAGCTATCATGCCGCTAACTCGGGATTCTGCCGGGAGGTTGGGTGTACGTGCCCAAGGTGGAGGCAGTATGGCCCCGGTTATCAACACCACGGTTAACGTCGATGCTGGTGGTTCGGTAACAACTCAAACGTCCAGTTCTGGTGATTCCATGGGGCGTGCACTAGCCGAGGAAATGCAGAATGCAGCTCTACAGGTGGTTCAGAAACACCTTAAGCCTGGTGGTATGATCTACAACTTCACCAAAGGTAGGTAGTGTTAACGTCATCCCCTGGTTAATATGTAAAAAAACATATTGTTCAGGGGATGATAATGAAAAAGGTCTTCACGACTGTGGTGTTAGCAATGACTCTTTCTGCGTGCGCTGGTAATGGCCTAGGTAATAACGTGCAAAAAAAAGCCAAGTATGATGAGCTGTCAAAATGCGATTTGGACATAGAATTCCCCTCTCAGGAGCCAAAAAATAAAAGGGAATTTGCTGAGTATCTTTCAACTCAGGCACGTAACGCATCTGCGGATCAGTTCGTAATTCAAAAGCGGATAGAAATCCTTCAAATGGTTGGGTGGAATGATTCTGTTGCCGATGCAATAGCTACATGCGGTGTCAAAAGAAAAGACAAGCGTAAGGAGTACGCCTCTGGAGTGTTTGAGGCGATGAAGTCAGCTACAGCTGGTGCTCATGAAAAGCAGGCGCTTATTGATGCCTACAGTTCGTGGGAATCATATGTGACCAGCCAAACACCTCTCGCCAAACAGGACTTTGATTCCAAGGTCGGCTATTACAAAAACATGTGAGTGCGTGATGATAATCCCAACACTAACGCGCGAGGAAGCCATTCAGAACGTAATGGCCAGCAGCAAACCCTCACTTGTAAGCATTGGTTATGGTGGGGATGTTGAAAGCCTTGGGGAGGCATTTAAGAATGACATCATCACCGCGTGCGGGCATGAAGATGTTCACTTTATAAAGGCTAAGTGGAGGCATGGGGCTTCATTCGGTGCCAGATGGCGTAGAGTAGATTTATTCTCGTCATTTGGTCGTGTCGTCTTTGGAATCTGCAATGACAGAGCGGCGGCTTATAGCTGGTCCGGCGATCGATTCTTTAATGGGTTAATTATTTCGCACTGGTCACGGGAACAGCTGAATGCAATAGATCTGATTTTGGCGCTACAAAGGAAAGAATACAATTCAGAGAAAGATCCAATCAGGAAGAAGGAAATAGCTGAGCGCCATATGCGGGTATCTTTTGATATCAACACTGTTGTCCATGAAGCGAATAATTTGGTGCGTCAAATTGACGCTCGCGCCGAGGCTATTCGAAGCTTATACGTAAGAGATCCTGCTGCGGCAATGGCAGATTTCCAGGCCCTAAAGGAACAATACGGTGATGTTTTGAGCGCTCTAGAACAACGAGTTTTTGGATAGTCTGCACCTCCGCATCAGATCCTAAATCTTCTTACTTTCAAGCCCACTCAGGTGGGCTTTTTGTTATTTATCGTCCAAATACCCCATGCGGCGACCAAGTATTGCAGCAAGCCTCCTTGCGTGCTCCTCCCCCTCACGCAGTATATCTGCCGTGAATGGGTCTTTTTTAGCTAGGTCTCTTAGGAACTCATCTTTCTCTTCTGCTGTCGCTGCCGCATTAAAAGCGGCTTGAGTAGAATCGAAGTCAACAAGATCGCTTTCAGAAATAGCCTTATCGGTATCCAACGTTTCTTGAAGTATCTGCACAATCTCAGAGTTCATAGAACGACCATTCCGTTTCGCTCGTTCTGCTATCGCATCGCGCATCCCATCTGGGAGGCGGAGGTTAAATTTATCCTGTAACTGGCTCGGGTACTTCGTCATGGCGCATCTCATGATACAAATTTTTATCATAATAGGATTAACTTGACACCATGAGCAATGGTGTTAAATTAATATTAATGGTGTCAAATTAATCCCAAAGGAGGGATCATGCAAAGCAATACCAAGAATGAAGCAAAGCTAACTTTGCGCTACCCGCAGGAAGTGAAAGATGCGTTTAAGAAGATCGCAAAAGAAGAGGGGCTTTCTGAGAATTCCGCCTTGGTTCAGGCATTGGTCTGGGCATTGAAGTTTCGGGAAGGTATGAATGCGCGCTAAAAACAGTGAAGCCCAGAAGTGCGCTAACACCCTGGGCCTCTTATCGAACAAATCCGGCAAGGAAAATATCGACATGAATATTGTAGCAAAATCAGATTACAACTTCCAAGGATTCGCATTTAACCCAGTGACAGAAGGCGGGGCTATCTGGTTTACCTCCACCGAACTGGCGAAGGCACTCGGTTATAAAAAAACTGATGCCATCAGCCAAATTTATGCACGTAATGCTGATGAGTTTTCCGAGTCGATGTCATTGACACTCAATATGAAGGTCAACCGGATAAACAATAGCTTACGTAACAAATCGGTCAGGGTTTATTCACTTCGAGGCGCTCATTTGGTTGCGATGTTTGCCTCAACACCAAAGGCCAAAGATTTCCGCCGCTGGGCGCTGGACATCCTGGATCGCGAGGTTCAGGACTCACCCATCGCCAAGCAGTTTTCTGATGAGGAGTTGGTGAGTCTTTGTTACTTGCAGCTCTGGATGGAGAAGAGCCAGCGGGTTAGCCAGCAACTTTACCCGGCAATGAAACAGGCGAAGTCAGAATACGCAGGAATGCTCTACGACATTGCCCATGACATTCGCTATATGACCGGGGAAACCAAGAAGATTCTGCTTCGTGAAGCGCAGGATCTGGATAGCAGCAATATTGTCGTGAAGCATGCGCAGCCAATGTTGGCAATGCTTCGCGGTGAGGAATGGATTCACTGATGGGCGCATAGGAAGGCGCAAAAGAAAAACCGCCAGGTAGGACTGGCGGTTCACTGAGGTCTAACAACGTGTAGGAACGTATATGACTAAGAAGAATGTAGCAAATGTAGGTTTCGTTGTCACTGATAAAACCATTGACAGTCAGTCATTGCTCGAAATGGTCAATCAGGCGCGCAAGCAATGCGGAGAGAAGCCGGTACGTAATAACGTATTCATCGATCGCATTCATGATGAGTTAGAGGGGGAGACCTACAAAATTTTTGTAGGTCATAAAAACGGTTCTGAAATTGAAATCGCCGAAATGTCCATCAAGCAGGCACTGAGAGTGGCCGCCCGCGAGTCTAAAGCTGTTCGCCGCTCTTTGGTTGATAAGCTGGAAGACATGCAGGCTATCCAGGTGCCGACCAAAAGCACCTCTGGGCTTACTGAATATCGGCTTGCCAAAGCTGAGCAACTGAAAGCTCAGGCGCTGGAGAAAAACATAGCATCGGCCCGCGAGTTGATGTCTATGTTTCCTCGTCTCGGTGAATCGGCCAATCAGGTGATTGTTGCAACTCTGGTGAATCCGCTTCTTGGTCAGGAAGTTGTGCCGCTTCCGGTCATTGAAGAGCACCACTACACAGCAGAAGAGGCTGGGCAGCAAATCGGATGCACGGCGAATAAAATCGGTCGTGTAGCCAATGCTAACAACCTCAAGACGGAACAATACGGAAAGTTCTTTCTTGATAAATCAAAGCATTCAGACAAGCAGGTTGAGGCGTTCCGCTATAACGCGGAAGGAGTGAAGGCACTGCGACACCTGATTCATGGCGCTAGCGTTGCTTAACTCATTGAAATAACTACTAAGCATTAATTGGTGCTTTACTATTCAACCCGCTTAACTGCGGGTTTTTTTATGGAGCAAATATGGCAGTTGAAACATATAAATGGCGTTCTCAGCTTGGTGCGGGTGCTGTCGAATACAGCCAGACAGTGCGATCTGCTCAGTTCGGTGATGGTTATGAGCAGGTTGCAGACAACGGCATAAATTCGACTGCTATCCAGGTGCCAATGAAGCATACAGGTAGTGAAGTTGAAGTGAATGCAGTGCGAAACTTCCTCCTGGCGCATACCGTTAAAGCCTTCATTATCACGCCGCCAGGCGAGGAAAAAGGGCTTTACAGAGTCGTCGCTGACTCCGTGCGAAAAAACCAGATTAGCAGCAAATTCGCAGAGCTGACTTTTACCATCAAACGGGCCTATGGAGTCTATGCATAATGGCATTGATTGATCAGGCAGCGATGCTGGCACCAGGTGGTAGGGTCCGCCTGGTCGAAGTAGACGCCTCAGAATTCAGTGGAGGCATACACCGCTTTCATTACTCCCCGTTCCCGCACACCCCGGCAGAAATTGATGCTGCGAATGGTGATGAACAAAAACTTGGGCCAAAGCCGATTCTGTTTGGCGGTAACACTTACGAGTTTTGGCCTTTTCAGTTAACTGACCTGGAGCTTTCAACAGACCAGGCGGCGGAGCCCACTCTCAGCGTCTCAAACCTTGACGGCCATATCACTGCGCTGTGCCTGCAATTTAAAGACATGGTTAATGCCAAAGTGAGCATTATCGACACCTATTCGGTTTACCTCGATGCCGTGAATTACCCCGGTGGGATGAATCCGACCGCCGACCCGTCGATGTTCACGCTTCAGACCTTCTGGCTTGACACGAAAACCTCCGAAGACGACGAAGTGGTTTCATGGTCACTCAGTAGCCCCGCAGACTTGCAGGGGCTTGTTATCCCAACCCGACAAATCACCTCGCTCTGTGAATGGGCGTTACGCGGGCAGTACCGGAGCGGCGATGGATGCACCTATAACGGTACGGCATATTTCGACGCGAAGGGGAATCAGGTTTCAAATCCTGCCCTTGATGTATGTGGTGGTTGCTTAAGTGACTGCCGTAAACGATTTGGGGCTGGCCTGGCAGACCCTGACGCGGCCATCCTAGATTTCGGCGGTTTCCCGGCCACAGTACTTTTCACGCGATAACCGGACATCTCAATGAACAAAACCATAATGGCAGCTATCCGGGCGCATGCGCTGGAGGAGTCTCCGCGCGAGTGCTGTGGCTTCGTTATTCAGTCCGGGCGCAGACAGCGTTACCTCCCGGTACCGAACAGCCACGAAAACCCTGCTGAGCATTTCCGGATTGACGGCGAGCACTGGGCAAATGCTGAGGATGCGGGGACGATAGTCCGCGTCATCCATTCCCACCCGGGCGACGGCGCCCGGCCTATCCCGTCAGACCTTGACCGCCAGCAGTGTAATAACTCCGGCGTGGTCTGGGGCATCTACGCGCCAGACTGCGATGAATATGCAGAGGTAACGCCGGATGCGATCCCGCTGATTGGTCGCCCGTTCATTCTGGGCTCGCACGACTGCTGGGGGCTGATTATGGACTGGCACGCCACCCAGGGCGTGATGCTTAATGATTTCCGCGTGGATTACCCATGGTGGGAAAGCCAGTACCCGGACAACCTCTATTTCGAAAACTGGGAGCGGGAGGGTTTCGTCGAGTGCGACCCGGCGCCCGGCTGCATGGTCATCATGCAGGTTGAATCCGATAAGTGGAACCATGCGGGCATCATCACTGAAGAGGGAGGACTGCTCCATCACCTGTATGGGCAGCCTTCCTGCATTACCCCCTACTCCCGCGGGTACTTCAAAGACCGCACGATGATCTGCGTTCGGCACAGGAAACTGCCACAGGAGATAAAACCATGGCGCGTTTAACCACTATCCGCCTGTATGGGGCGCTGGGCGCCCGGTTCGGGCGCGTGCATAAACTGGCAGTGCAGACATCTGCCGAAGCGGTCAAAGCCCTGTGTATCAACTTCGACGGGCTGGAAGACTATCTGATGAATGCAAAAAAAAATGGCATGACCTTCGCGGTGTTTCGCGGTAAGCGCAACATAGGCGTGCAGGACTTCCAGGAGCTGGCAGGCGATAGCGATATTCGCATAGCGCCAGTTATGGAAGGGGCGAAGAAGGCCGGCATGTTCCAGACAATCCTCGGCGCCGTGATGGTTGTTGCTGGTGTTATTACTGGAGTGGCAACCGGCTGGACGGGCGCAGGTTTGACATTTGGGGCCGGACTTATCATGTCTGGCGCGTCAATGATGGCCGGCGGTATTTACCAGATGCTTTCGCCCCAGCCCAAAGGGTTACAGGGTCGCGATGACCCGGACAACAAGCCCAGTTATGCCTTCGGCGGCGCGGTTAACTCTTTGGCGATGGGTAATCCGGTCCCGCTGCTGTACGGCGAGCGCGAGATTGGCGGCGGGATCATCAGTGCCGGCATAGTCGCCGAAGACATCTGATAACTCCTTTCTGAATATCAAGCACCCAGTCGGGTGCTTTTTTTATGGATGTAATATGGAAGCGATCACTGGTGCAAAGGGTGGCAGCCAGAAGCAGCACACACCTGTAGAACAGCCTGATTCGGCGCAGTCAATGGCGCGCTGCCGCATGCTGCTGGCGCTCGGGGAGGGTGAGTTTGCTGGTGGCCTGGATGCGACCCGGATATTCCTGGACGGTACGCCGCTGGGAAACTCAGACGGAACGATGAACTTTGAAAACGTTTCCTGGGAATTTCGGCCAGGAACACAGACCCAGACGCCGATTCCGGGTTTCCCCGCAGTGGAGAACGAAACTACAGTCGGCGTATCGCTGACAAAAGCCACGCCCTGGACGCGCGCGCTGAGCAACACCCAGATTGACGCTGTGCTCGTTCGCATTGGTATTCCGGGTTTGCAGCAGCAGGAAAACGACGCGGATATTGTCGGCACTACCGTAAAGTACCATATCGATCTTGCTGTAGATGGTGGTGCGTTCTCTACGGTCATGACAAGAACCGTCACAGAGAAACTCAGTTCGCTCTATGAACTAACCCACCGTATTAATCTTCCCAAAGCCAGCACTGGCTGGCAAATTCGCGTGGTACGCGACACTGACGACAGCACCAGTCAGATGTTACAGAATAAAACGCAGGTACAGGCAATCACTGAGGTGATTGATGCGCGCCTGCGCTATCCCCATACGGCGCTGCTGTATGTGTCGTTCAACGCCAAATCGTTCAACAATATCCCGAAGGTTTCCTGTAAACCTAAGGGGCGCATTATCCGCATCCCTTCGAATTACGATCCGATAGCCCGAACCTATAGCGGCACATGGGAAGGGACGTTTAAGTGGGGCTGGACGAATAACCCAGCATGGATCTGGTTCGATGTGCTCACTGAGCCGCGTTTCGGACTTGGTCGCCGCGTGACGCCAGAAATGCTCGATAAATGGGAGCTTTATCGCATAGCGCAGCGCTGTGATCAGCTTGTACCAGATGGAAAAGGCGGTAGCGGCACAGAGCCGCGCTTCATGTTTGACGTGTACATTCAGGCGCAGGCCGATGCCTGGCAGGTGATCAAGGATATCGCCGCAGGATTTAACGGCATGACGTTCTGGGGCAACAACATGTTCAATGTTGTCTCTGACATGCCGGCGGACACGTCGAAGCTGCAAATCCTTACCCGCGCTTCGGTGGTGGGCAAGCCGGTTTACTCGAGCGGCAGTGAAAAGACCCGCTTCTCCAGCGCGCTGATTAACTTCAGTGACCCTGACAATCACTATCAGGACCGCACAACAGCGGTGATGTTCCCGGACCTGGTTAAGCAGTTCAAGTTTAAGCAGACGCAGATCACCGCAATCGGCTGTACGCGAGAGAGCGAAGCACAGCGCCGTGGCGGGTGGGCGGTGTATTCCAACTCACTCGACCGGATTATTACGCTACAGACCGGGCTTGATGGCTATGTCTACGTGCCGGGTACCGTGTTTGCATTTGCTGACGAACGCCTTTCAGGGCGTGTTTATGGCGGGCGTATAACCGGATATAACGCCGGGTTGAAGGCTGTGACAACCGATCGGGGAACCAGTGCCGTTGCGGGTGACACACTGATGATCCGCACACGGGGCGGTACCGTTGAAAGCAGGGTGATCAAGGCCGTAAACGGCACGCAGCTGGTGGTTGCCACTCCTTTCACGGCAGAGCCGTTACCCAACGCTGTATTCGTCATCGATGCCGGGCAGTTGCGCCTGCAATACTTCCGCGTTACGAACCTGAGATTTGATGATGAAGAAAACACCTTCACAATCACCGGGGCCGAATATAACGCATCAAAATATGATGCGGTCGATAACAATGCCCGCCTGGACACGCCGCCAATAAGTCTGATACCAACCGGCCTCGTCAACCAGCCGACCAATATCGTGGTGGCGAGCTATGATTCGGTTCGACAAGGGCAGCGCGTGGCCACGCTAACCGCTACCTGGGATGCGCCACTGGATAAAAATGGCAAACCACAGGCGGGTGTCATAGCCTATCGGGTGCAGTGGAAGCGCGGCGACAATGAGTGGGTTAACGTACCGGAGACCGGTCTTCGCAATATCGAAGTGCCTGGCATCTTCGAGGGTGATTATCTGGTCCGTGTACGCGCGATCAACTCCGGCGGTGCATCGAGTCTCTGGGCAACTTCCACGCTTACACACCTGAAGGGACGCGCGGGTGAGGTACCCAAACCTGTCGGGCTTAAGGCCTCCGAAGACGTCGTATTCGGAATCAACGTCACCTGGGGATTCCCGGCTAATACCGGCGACACCCTGAGCACTGAGCTGCAATACAGCATTGCCGCTGACGGCTCGAATCCGATGCTTTTGGCATCTGTACCGTATCCGCAGAAACTTTATCAACAGATGGGGCTGAAGGCGGGGCAGGAATTCTGGTACCAGGCACGGCTTGTCGACAGGATCGGGAATCAGAGCGGATGGACAGACTGGGTGCGCGGGCAGGCAAGTATAGATGTTTCTGATGTCTCCAGTGTGATTTTGGAGGACATGAAGGAATCTCAGACGTTCAAAGACCTGATCGAGAGCGCAGTGGACGGCAATGCAAAAATTGCTGGTATGGCTGACGACATCAAACAGGCCAACGATGAACTTGAGCTGCAGGCGCAGGAAATCGCAAAAAACGCGCAGGACATCGGGCAGGTTCAGACCAGTGTTAATGAGCTTTCGAGCACGGTCGGTGATGTGTCGTCCTCTCTATCAGATCTTGAGCAGACCGTCGCAACGGCTGATACCGCGCTGGGCCAGCGAATCGATAGCATCAGCGTGTCTATGGACGGCATGACGGGCGGGGTTAAGAACTCAGCCATTGCCATTATCCAGAACGGGCTGGCTCAGGTGGCCACACGTAAATCGTTGTCAGCTTCGGTCGCAGGGAACAGCGCGCAGTTGGATCGTATTGATGAGGTAATCGTCAGCGAGAAGGAAGCCACAGCGCGCTCATTGCTGAGCCTGCAGACGGACGTTAACGGCAACAAGGCATCCATCAACAGCCTGAATCAGACGTTCTCCGACTATCAGCAGGCTACGGCCACGCAGATAAACGGCATTACTGCGACCATCAACGGGCACACTTCAGCGATCACCACCAACGCGCAGGCCATTGCGAACGTCAACGGCGACCTGAAGGCGATGTACAGCATCAAGGTTGCCGTGGATGCGAACGGAAAACAGTATGCTGCTGGTATGGGGATAGGTGTTGAGAATACTCCATCTGGCATGCAGTCGCAGGTGCTGTTCCTGGCTGACCGCTTCGCGGTGATGACTCAGGCCGGCGGCGCCGTGACTCTGCCGTTTGTTATCCAGAAC